TACTTAATTAATTATTTATTACGCTGGGTAACCGTAAAGTACTATTTTGAATTTACCTGCTGTATAAGTATCGTTAACATTATCAGTATTACCAGTTGACAAGTACAAGTACTGGTCAGCAGCTGGCATAGCTGTTAATCCCGCTGTCTGGTATTGGTTGGCATGTAAACCACCCACCCAATCTTGTCCAGCATCGAACAACTTTGTACTGTTAGTAAGTCCTGTATATACTGCATCTTCAGTTCCTGTGGCTTCATCCCCAGATACTAGGTCAATGTCAGGCTCACCACCAGCCGGGGTTTCTAAGCAAGTTATTTCCCCTGCAAAGATTGTTCCATTAAGGGCAGCAGTAACCTGTCCAATGTGACTGTTAGCAGTAGAGTCTACTCCAATAATATCTGTATTAGCACTTGAGTCTAGACCCGTTATATCCATAACGATAGTTGTAGTAATCAAGTCTCCTGCAACTGTAACATTAGCTTTATAGAGAGTGCCTGTACCAGTAGTAATACCAGTACCAGCGGTGATGTTTTGCATTCTGAAAGCAGTTTCATCTGTGCTTCCAAATAATAAAGTCTCGGCATCAGCCAAGTAGTTCCAATCGTATCCTAACGCTAGTCGGGCTAACCCTCTAGTATCGCCAGTCACGCTTGATTGTTTAAATGTATGTTTAGACATTTTTTATTTCTCCATGTTCACATTTATATCTGTGAAAGACATACCGTTCACATCATCTTGAATATTACGATTTGTACGCCACATGGCTTGCTTTATAGATTTCTTAAAAGCTTTTGTTGCTGAAGTATCGGGTAATGAAGCTTCGATTAGATTCATTACTTCTCCGACCATTCTTTTTGTCTGGACATCCAGACTCTGCAACACACCATTTTTATATACAACTCTCATTATTCACCATTACATTACATCACATTCATTTTATAATAATGGGTGGGGAGAACTAGCTCCCCATCCCATAAAAGTTTCTTGTTAACTAACTAAAGATTATGTATTTAAATCAACAATCTTAGCTTGTACAAAGAAGTTGTGACATCGCATTTCTGCCATAGTGTATAGTAAACCTCTGACTACTAACGCATTAGCTGCGAAGTAATCTCTGTTTTCTATATACTGTGTTGGTTGTGCCACAGCTATTTCAAGGTAGTCTGTGTCCAAAACATATACGTTTGAACCCAAAACTGCGTCAGCTGTACTAACACTCTTTGGAGTGTCAGCATCTGGAAGTATTGGAATACCTTGGTAAGTAGCAAGAACTAGACCAGTACGAGTTCCGGGGAAGGTTCTTTCAGAACCAACACCAACTTGGTACTCTTCCTGTCCTAAGTATCTCTGTTGTGATTGTAGTAATCTCTCAAGTTTGAAGTATTGGTCGTGACCCATAACGATTAGTTTAGGTTCTCCACCATTAGTTCTTACTGATTGAATACAATCATCAAGTAGGTTTAGAGATAAATCTCTTCCTGTACCGTTGTTATCCTTAACTGTAGCAGCAGCGTTCCAGTTACCTGCAGCTCTGTCACCAAATGTTAAGTCATACGCTTGTACTCCACCGCCTGAAGCGAAGGCTGCATTTGAGTCATATGACCCACCAACAACAGCACCATCTGCCTGAACGATATCATCAATAGATGTCAATCCTGCTCTTGACACAACAATCATACCATCACCGTCAGCAATAGTTATTGAATCAGTTGAAGCATGTGTAACAACACCAGTAGTTGTATTCACACCACTCACTGCCATCCCACCTGTATCAATGTAACCATTTGCAGATGTATCCCAATAGGCAACATTGTCACCTATCTTAATATTTTTTGCGACAGCTGCTGGGACAGTACCAGTGGTTGTAGAACCAGCTGATACAACGTATCCAGAGCCTGCCATTAATTCTTCGTTAATTTCTTTAACGTGGTCAAGTTGTGCGTTTTCGTTTTCTAATGCAAGAACATCACCAACACCACCTTCTAGCTGTGCAGTAAAGACTGACTTCACTGAAGCACCGAAAGTAGTTGAAACGATTCTAGGCAAGCTAGATACGTTTGCAATGTTAGAAATGTCAACTGTAGGGAGTGAACCAGTTTCAGTTACAGGTCTTGATCGACTTGAACCTCGGTCAGTTCTTATTCTCCAACCAGCTGTGTTGCCCCAAACAGTTCTTGGGACAGCATTGAAAAAACGAGTTTGGTTGTTTAACGCATGCCAAACTTTCCTACCATAGGTAGTATTAAAAATACCTGTAGCAGTGTCCACTGTAAAGTAAGTCTGTTTCTGTAAGTATTCAGGTCCGAATACAGACGAGTACAAACCTCTTTGAGACTGAGCAATATACTCAGATAATGATGGATTTGCCATAATTAATTTTCTCCTCGTTTACTAAAATTTAATTTATCCAAGTAGTTCTCTAGGAACACCAGTAGTGTCACCAGTATCTATTTTGTGTTGTAGGTCTCTTAATTGCTTGTAAGACAAGCCAGAAAGTTCGTCTGCAACATCAGTACCACTTGCAGCACGTTTTACAAGTGGAGTAGTTCCATCTGTACCCAGTGCTTCGTTATTCATAAGAGCTGGTCTCTGAAGACCATTCTCTTCTCTAAAGCCCATCTTGCGTAGTCTTGATTCAGACTGCTCTTCGATAGCTTTTTCCATGTTTGCTTCGTAGGCTGCGACAGTCTTTCTTAAAGCATCGAGTTCTTTCCTCATTGCTTTCATTCCGTCATCATCCTCTTCGTCATCGTTATCGTCTGCTTTTTCGACATCCTCTTCGTCTTCATCTTCAGCTTTGTCAACAGGCTCTTCATCAGAACCGTTATCGTCATCTTCAGCTTTGTATGAAGCTTTTTCTTCTTCGTCTTCATCTTCCATGTCTGCAGCTTGGATTACTGACTGCTGATCTTCGATTTTAGTAGTCGGGTTAGCGGCTGCTTGAGCATCATCATATCGAGGTGCTGCTGCCTTTGCTTTCCTTTCTTTACTACCATCAACATCCATTCCAAGAGGGTTTTCCTCTTTAATCATAGAGACAACTTCTGAAGCTACAGCCTTTACTAAGTCTGATTTTTCAGCTTCTATCGCTTTCTCTTCCTCGTCTATTCTATCCTCTTCCTCTTCTTTCGTAAGTCTTTCGTCCATCTTGGCAAGCACTTCTGCTACAGCAGATAATGCAAGGTTAGTACCTTCCATATGCTTCTCCAAATTTTGTTCCTGTGACATATTTACGACCTCCTATGTCCTTTCCAGTCCATTCCAGACTAAAAATAATTTATTTTTTTAATTCTCAAGGTTGGTCTTAGCCACCCCCGACCTTCTGAATTATATTATAAAAGGGTATATTTACCCTATCTGTTATATTATACTACATTTTAATGCATTTTTACCATAAATATTACGAATTTTATATATAAATTATATATTATTCAGTAATTTCTGCACCAGCTTCGCCTGAAACCAACTTAATCATTTCATTTCTATAGTCATATAGTGGGACTTGAATGAGCTTCTTGAGTTTTTCGAGTTGATTTCCTTCTGGCATAGATGCTTCAACCAAATCTAATATTTTACCAACCATGCGTGAATGTCTGGCTATTATATACTCTTGTTCAGCTGTAACTTTACTAACGTCTACCATGTTATTCCTCCTTTATATTGATAAGAATCGTCTTAGAATTTCTTGTCTTCCTTTCCCCAATTCCGCTGGAAAAGAAATTCCCAATACTTTACTAACGTCTCTATACTTTTTTCTTTTAATTACTTTTCTATAAGCATCATCAATAAAAGGTCTAGGACTTTGAGCAATTGTACTTACTACTTTCCATTCACCTGTTTCTGGATTTAACATTGGTCTACGACCAAAGAATTTTTTTGTATGTGCTTTTACTGGAACAGTATTAGATATTCTTTTTAAATTAAGTAATGATCTTAAATCATCATAGTTACCCTTTGGAGGTCTATTAGGATTACCTGTTCCTATTCCTTTAGCATCAATTTTTAAAGCTAAAGGACTTTTTATTCCTCTTCTCCTTCTTCTATGTCTTTTCACTTTTTGTTCATAGTATTGTTCATCTGATTCTTTTCCATCATGTATTAATCTAGCATGTGGAGCTTCATATATAATTTCAAACCCTCCCATAGTTGGGATAAGTTGCCCACTGGTTTTTAACCACCCTGAATTTTCTGGGCATAATCTCTGAGATTCAATAAATACTTCTTCTCCAAGTTCTTGAACAGCACCTAAAATATCAGCTTCGTTATCATCCATAACTTATTATACCCTTTTTTTCAATAAAATTGTCTATTACACTAAGTAATTTTACTGCAAAGGAATAGACTCTTTTATAATCTGTCTTGCAGTTAATTTATCAAATATTCTATTTTCAAGTTTGCTTCTATTAAGTACTGCTAATGTTGCTCCTACACCAATTGCTAAAGCTCCTGCAACAGGTAAACTTTTAATAATAGAATTTCCTATTTTCTTTGATAACATTTTTCATCTCCTTTTCTTTTTTCTATATTTTTAATTAATTTATAATAACAATCTTAATTTCCGTAAATATTTCCAATTACTATAATTGATACTATGCAACCAATAATTAATGCTATTTGTAGAGTAAAGACTATAAATTGTCTTTTAGTCATACTAACTTTTTTAATTTTACTCACTCTCTAAAACCTTCATACCGAGTGCTATAATTCCACCTGTACATCCTGTAGCAATTTCAATGTGTCCATAAATCACTCCAATTGCACTTAAACCACCAAGTACAATAATAGCTAGAAAAATTTGTGGTCTTACTTTTCCCCACATATTAATGTCCTCCATTTATCGTTTTATCTTTTAATGTTATCCAATTTCTTTTCTAATAGTCTCCGTAACTTCTTTTTTCTCCACTTGGCAATAAACCAGCTGCATTAAGTTGTTTTAAAACCTCAGCAAAACCCCCGTGGTCAGACATGATAGTTCGCATTTCATTTTCTATAAGTGCATCTTTAGTTGAAAGCTCTGCAATTATTTTTTCTATATCATCTATTGCTTCTTCTAATTCTGATGGGTCAAACTTCATACTGTGCATTTCATCCATCACTAGAATTTTTTCCTTAATATTTTCTAAATCCTTTTGAAGAACTGCAACATCAACTGTAGTAGCTTGTTCTTGTAAAGCTCCAACAGACTCATTCAAAGAAGTAACATTTGAATCAAGTTGTGCAACATACCAAATAAGTCCAAACGCTTGAACTATAATGGCTATTACTAATCCTATTGATACTTTCATATTCTTTAAATTATCCATAATTTTATTGTGTTGCAGGCTCAGTTAACAAAACTTCTCTGTTATCATTAACTTCCCAAATACTAGCCTTTGTGCTTGACTGCACTTCAAATTCTTTAGTCGCAAAGTTTTGGTCGTGTCCAGTTTGATTGTATTGAATTGTAAGTAACCCTATGTCAGCCTGTCTAATTACACAAGTTCCACCTTTGCTTACAATATTTGACAAATTTAATTTATTAATCTTAGCATTTGTAGAAGTTAACGAACCACTATCAAGCCAGATTCGGTCATATAATCCACCTTCAGTTGAAAGCTTCTTAGCCATAAAGTTACCACCACTAATTCGCAAATCTCTAGACGTTCCAATAGTCTGTGCAATAGACTGACCATCAGATATGTTGTGTTGAACTACTACTTTATAGGCATTTATATCACTCAACGTAAGAGTCTTACAAGTGTTTCTTTCAAAAACCAACTCCCCTATTTCTAATCTGGTATTCATCCCAGACTTTCCTTCAATTAAAATAGCTTCTGTCTTTCCACTAGGTAATGCTGAACCAGAAAATGCAGTACCAACAGATACATTAGATATAGTTATTTCTTCTACAGGAGTAGTACCAAGAACAATCCTAAGCGTATTATCGTTAGGGTTATCTTTTCTCCACGCCATAAGTTTTTCTAATTCTTCATCTGGATATTCACCGGGAGCAGAGTAAATTCCCGGAGAACGGTTTTCAAAACTTCTTTCAATTACAATTTCATTTACTGCTACTGCTGTACCTGCTGTACCACCAACTGCCAATAAACCTATTGCCATCTGGGGGTTAAGCCCAAAGGCTCTAAGCATGCTATATGGAGATTTCATGACTGTGAAGAATCTTCTCCATTTAGTTGATTCTGAATTGAGGTATTCTATTTTATTAAATATCCAATCTCTCAATCGTTTAAGGTCTTTATATAATATTAGTGGAGATTTTAAAATATTCATAGGAATTGCTTTTAATATTTTAATTAATTGTGATAAACTTCTAAGATGTATTGCAAGTCCTAAGAGAATTGTAAATGCTGATGCTCCTAATGCAAAATAATAATATGCTTGAATAAATTCAAAATATTGCATAACTTTAGAATAAGTAATAATTCCAAGTGGTGTTTGTATAGGGGCAATATTCCACCATAAGTTCACAGGATTAACTGTAGTAATTGCAACACCTATTGTTCCTATAATTACAGTTAAAAATGTAAATATATTTAATGCTATATTTCCAATTTTTTTAAAATTCGGCAGTCTTAATTTCATGTTTTGGTCCTCTTAGCTAGTATATTCTCCTACAATTAGCATTATGGTTACGCTTCCTCCAATGAAGAAGGCAATTTTTATTATATCTATAGTTGACATATCCTCATTTATAACCTTTGATTTGAATATTGATACTAATTGTCTATATTATTATACTAACTTTTGGCTCTAAACTTCCGAAAAATACAATAAAATTAGCTTATTATTTGGGGATTTCAGTTAAATCTTGTCCAAATATATATGCATCAACTTTAGACGATATTACATCTTGACTCACTGCACCAACCATTTGATCTACTTGAGAACCATCTTTGAAAATTAATAGTGTAGGGAGAGACTTTATTTCATAAATTGATGCCATAACTGGATTCGCATCTACATCTAACTTACATACCTTTAATGTTCCTTCATAATCCTTACTAATCTTTTCTACGTATGGAGCAATCATTTTACAAGGACCACACCACGCTGCCCAGAAATCTATTAATACTGGTTTAGAAGATTCTATAACTTCGTCTCCAAAATTTTCATCATTTAATTCAATTACATTACTCATATTTAGTCCTCGTTTATGGTAGATTTGTATGCCATACTTCTGGTATAACATCATTAAATTCGCTTTCTGTAGAATCGTATCTATTTAAATATATGATTTCCTTACCAATCTCTCCATATTTTGGATGGTAATATAATACAAGTTGTCTTGGTTTATTGATTGCTTGAACTCTTTGCATAGCAAATTCATCTCCACCCTTCATGCAGCCACACAAATGTATTGCTCCTGTACCTATATCTATTTCATCTATTCGGTGAAAATGTCCCATCAATACTGTATCAAAGTATGTTGACATTCCTGATTGTTCAAGATTTTTAATCTCAAGATTTCTAATCTCATCTTCTAATCCTCTCCTGAATTGAAGTACATTTCTCATGTTTAACACACCTTTAGTAATAGCAGTACCACTACCAGCTCCATTTATAAAGTCTCCATGTGTTAAAAATATTTGTCTGTTAGCTACTTCTATTGTAGTTGAGAATGTTTTTGGAATATGGAATTCAATGTTATCTTGATTTCTGCAGAAAGCTGCAATCCATTGATATAACATATAATCCCAATCTTGATGCTTATCTTTCATAGGAGGTTTCCTAGTCATACGACCATGATTACCTACTACACAAGGAACTCTCATTTTATTGAAATGAGGAGCTAGAAACATTAGAGCTTGAGCAATAAGATTTGCTCCCCTAATCATTTGTCCCATACAATTGTCAACATTAGTTCTAGCAAGTTCTTCATGAATATCACCACTAATCATATCTCCAAGCATTGGAACCACAAGTTCGTCAACTTCTGCATAAGTTCTTCGCATTTCAGCAAGAGTTAATACTTGATTTGCCCATCCATAAAGCCTTCGGTTGAAGATGTCAATGTTGTAATGATTCAAACCTGCCATTTGATCACTTTCAACTCTATCTCCAACATGAGTATCAGTTAAAGGAGCAATCATACTTTGAGCACTGTTACCCTTAGTTTTTCCTGAAGGCTTTCGAATCTTCACTTTTTTAGCTTTATTAAATGCAGGTGCTAATTTAATAATTGATTCTTCAAAGATTTCTTGTTTAGCTTGATCTTTGATTGTAGTCTCATATAATTTTTTGAAATACCTAGATTCCGCTTTATAGGTTTCTGCTTTTTTACTCATCTTAATATGATAAGTAGGGTCTACTTCAGGATCTAATAGTTCATCTTCTTGATCTAAATAAACCTCTTTGTCGTACCATCTTTGAATGTTGGTTCGGTGTATTTCTATCCCGAATGCTGATTTTAGCCATTCCGATAGACTTGTCCACGTTGTTCCCGCTTGTCTTCTTCTTACCAGTTCTGATTGTGCCTTTACCGGTATCTTTGTCTCTCCTTTGTTCCACATGTTTGCTCCTTGCTAATTTTAGTATTATTTGTCTTCCACACTGCACACATTTTAAATCATTGTCTTCATCAAAGATTATAAAACCACCACATCTATCACATTTATTTTTAGTGCTTCTATTATATTTTATCACATATTTTGGATTTGTCAAGCTATTTGATACCTTTCAACACCTGTGGAGTGTACCACATGTTGTCCCCCTTTTCTAAATATTGTTCTATATTATTATACTAGATTTTGAGGAGTATTTCCTCTATTCATCTGTAGAATATGTTTCTTTTTGTCCTTTAGGATGCACTACTTCTTTTACATGCTTTTCTTCTTCAATCATGTCTTCTTCTTTTTCATCCTCATCTTCATCAAGTACTTCTCTTTCTTGAAAAGTTGTTTGAGTAGCTGCCCCACCTACTTCTTTATCTATAGTTAGATATTTGTCTATAAATTTATCTAATTCATCCTTTTTTATTTCAGGATTATCATCAATATTATCCATCTTGCCTCCTCTTTTATAAGGATTAGAATCATCAGCTGATGGAGATAAACCTTTTAAAGTAACTAATTCAGGTGTATCTGCTGACATAGTTTCATCTTCAGTTGAATGATCTCTACCTTCTTTTCTAGATTTATCATCTAAATTTCTAATCTTTTGTTCCATATCTTTTTGTTCAATCACTGCTGATTCATCTTCTTCATGATTAATTTCACCTTTAAATTCAGAAACTTTTGGAGGTTCTTCATTACTATTAGGTTTCTTCCAATCTAATTGTTTCCTACCTAAATTGCCCCCATAACCTCTAGTTGGATATTCTGCTTTTCTAACAGAATCAACTAATTGAATTAATGCGTCAGATGTTAATTTACTTTTTTCTACTGATTTAGGCACAGGACTAAATTCTCTAAGAAATGCATCTAATCTTTCAATACCACTCTTCTTTGTTTTTGGTTTTCTGATGTGAGGTCTACGTCTTTTAGAACCTCCACCACCATAAGTAGGAGTAAATATACCTGAATCGGTAGATGTGAATACAGTTCCACCACCATCTCCAAAGCTTCCAGAAGTGGCAGCTCCTCCTCCTTCTTTTAATAATTTTAATAATTTATTAAGTGTTTTATTCTTCTTCTTCATCAATATCTTCCTCCCGTCTCTTATTTGAGGCTGATGGGGCGTAACTTATTGTATTAGTAGCATTTGAGGGTAATGGAGCAAAGGTAGCCTTTTCAACATGACTTACTCCTGTTGAGTCTAAATGTGCTACGAAATCTGTATTTCCTTGAATGAACCACATTTTAGAACTATCTGGACTAAAAGATTTAATCATAGGAGATATATATCCTTTATCCGCTAATCCTTCAATCCATGTTTTAGTATAATATTTTGGTCTAGGTCTCATATGAGGTGGAATTTTATCTAACCCATAGTTCCTATCTTCCTCTTTCTCTTTCCTATTTTCAAAATAAGTGTCTATATCTTTCTCTTTTTTCCTAGTTGGATCAAATTCTTTGCCATCATAGGCTTTATCTAATTGTACAGTTTTAAGTGGAACTTTCTCATATTTTTTTGTGCCTGTTAATTCTCCCATTCTATTTTGATAGTCATTTGAAAGTTTTTTGTTTTCGTTATCTACTTGATCTTTTATTAAAACTTGATTGTTATTTTCATCAATATAAGAAAATGAACTTGGCATAATATAAGACTTTAAAGTCATATCAGTGTTCCAAAATTCACCTTTAGTATCTGGGTGATTTAATTGTCTTGCTGCATCAGTAGCCATTCGTTTTTGAAAGTCTTGAAAATCTCCCTTTGTCTTTATAAAAGATAAATTTTTTGCTTTCTCAATAAATTCAGTAACATTTTTAATTGTCATAGTAGTTGCTTTTCTATGTCTAAAATTATGATTTTTTATTACATGACCCTTAGCAACTTTCATAATCTTATTGTGATAGTCCTTTACGCCATCTTCATCATAAAATTTACCATTTTGTTCAAACACAAAATCATCATCCTTCTTAGTTTTCAATACAGTTGTTAAACCTTTTGCTAATCCTTTATGTTTAAAAGAACCAGATTGAATAGTTTTATTTTTTCCCGGAAAATTATATCTAATTGTATCACCTTTTATTGATATGTGTTTCTTTTTAAATGTAGAAGTTGCATATGACTCTGCTACTTTAGGATCTTTTATTTTTTTAATTGCATCAGCAGGATTCCCTATCCTAAGCCCTGTTTCCATCATTATACCTGTAATTAAAGCTCTTACATCAGGTGTTTCACTATTATATTGTTTATCAAGTTCTGTAGTTAATAAAGGTAATTGTTTTCGTAGAGCTTTTAGTTGATATTCTTTTTGAATATCTTTTATTGCTATAATTTCTGGGTCGGTCATTCCCGGACCGTGAGATCTACTTAGATTTCCTGTAGCTTTATTTTTACCTTTATGTAGAAATTCATCATATGGATCATGGCTTATATGCATATCATGTATACCCCATGGAACCTTTTTACCCTTTTTACCTTCACCTGTGAAGTGTTTATGTGTATCATGATTGTCATCTTCGTGAGCTAATCTAACACCAGTAATAAATTTGTCACCCTTTTTGGTTTCTGTCATTGAGTTAGGATCGAAAGGATCATGTCCATGAGTTTTTATAGGGAATTTTCCAAAATACATAGAGTTAGGATCTGTGACCATACCACCTTCAGATTGAGGTACATTTTCCCAACCCGGTCTACACCATCGTGTAACTTCCTTACCATTTTTATCTGTAAGTTTTCTTGGAACTAACTTTAAGTTACGTCTTTTATTATCAAATAATTCACTTTGTTTATTTTCTATTGATTCTCTATGGGCTACTTTATCTACTTTCCAAGAAACCTCACCAGTTTCTGGATGTATATCTATCCCATCATCATCAGCTTTTAATATATTTAACCAATTTTTTAAAACATTATTGGATTTTTTTGTGAAAGTTGAATTGTATGCCTTTGCTCTTTTTAAAGCTGTCTCTTTATCAGATTGTTTTAATTCACCTTCAATAACTAAAGTATTGAGATAGTCTTTAATTTGTCCTATCTGTTGCCCACCACCTTTTCTATTAGGTTTAATATCAAGTTCATCCATTATTTCTTTACCACTTAATGGAGAAAGATTAGAGGAACCTTCACCTTCAGCTTCTACAGGCTCTAAATTATCAATTCTATCTTGAAAGTTTACAATATGTGAAGTATCTGCATCTGTATTTCCTTCTTTACCAACTTCATGAGCAGTAGCTAAGTAATTTAATTTCGCTACGTCATCTCTTAATTTAAGTTGTATTCTTCTATGATCTCCTTCTGTTTTAGCAGTTTTAGGAGAAGTGTGGTGTTGAACTAATTTTCTAACTGTATCTACAATATCAGCAGGAAAACGTAACATATTAAGTCCTTCTTCAGTTAATTGAGCCCCCACTCCTTCATAGTTATTAAACGAACTATTATTTTTATCGGCAGTTGCAGGTTTTCCAACATTGTGATATAATATTGCAAGTCTGGTAGTTAAATCAGGATATTTTTCATCTTGTTTAATATGATGTTCTAAAGCTTTCATTGTATGATTCCAGACATCATTATCATGTCCATCCATATTTTGAACAAATCCAACTGTTCTTTGCAAAGCTGGGTCAATATATTTTAAAATATCATTTTCTTTTAGAAAGTTTAATCCTTTAGTTGGATCTTTTGAAAATAATATAAGTCCAAGTTCTTTTCCAATTCTTTCTTTTGGTAAATCCTCAAGTAAACTTCTATGTTTTTTAATAGCATCAGTAACTGAACTATGGGGTTTTAAATTTAACTGCCCAATAAATCGTGCTGCTCTAAACATTCTTAAAGGATCATCTTTAAAAACTTTATCACTATCATCTTTAGGTGATCTTAAAATTCCTTCTTTTAAATCTTTACGTCCTCCAAAAGGATCAATAACTTCTCCATTAGGTTTTTGAGCCATTGCATTTATAGTGAAATCTCTTCTGACTAATTCAGTTTCGATATCTGTGTCCGTACTTAAAATATCAATCAATTGGTTTTTACCTAAATTGGCAGTAACTAAATTAGGTAAATTTTTACCACCTTGATAGAATTTTGTTTTAACGGTTTTAAGAGCTGCTTCTACATCTTTTTTAGGACTAAAAGTAATTACATCTACATCTTTTGGAGCTTTTCCTAATATAGAATCTCTAACTGAACCTCCAACTAAATAAATTGGAACTTTAGAATCAAAATTATTTAACCATTCATTTACAAACTCAGGAACTTCTGGCTTCACATACACAGTAGTTCTACGTTCAAATGGAAGCCCTTGTTTAGGGTGAACAGTTTCAGAAATTTTTTTGGGGATTAAGCCCTCTCTACCTTGTTTCTGTATCCAAACCATATTATCTCCTAATAATCATGTTCTTCATCTTCAACTTCTTCCACATGTGAATATTCATCTTCTTCATCTTCTTCATCTTCTTCATCTTCTGCTTTTTCCTTTGGTTTATAGTCAAGAAGTTCATCTAAATCTTTAAATCCACGGATACTTTTTTCCATTTCTTCGCCTTCTTCACCACCTTCTTCACCAGCTCCCTCTTCAATAGCTGATTGCATTTGAGCCATTTCAGCCTGCTGTTTAGCCTGTTCAATTTGCTGCTGTTGTTGTTC